GAAACGGAGAAGGCGGAATTAAAGAAGCTCAAGGCATCCGAAGATTGGATGGACGGGGTGAAAGCCCATTACATGGAATCAAAGCGGGACGCGAAGTCCTGGGGCGATTATTCCTATGATGATTTCGCAGTCCTGCGTCGTCTCGCGGATCGCGGCGATGCACTCGTCGGTCATGTCGTGCTGATTGAATACGGGAATCACGATAGAGATCATTGTTTTCCTTTCTTAATTCAAGGATGTTTTTAGTTCAAAATCTACGTCCCACTGCTTCACGGTCTGCACCCCGGAAGGCGTCGTGATGTCCTCCACGGAGGTTCTAAGATTTACCTCCCGCATCCAGACAAGCGTGCTGCCTGTGATCGCCAAGGCGCACTCATCGAACAGAGCCACGAGGGCATTGTAAATCGTCGTGATTTCCGCCGCGCCGGGGGACGATGAAAAGATGCTGAACTGAATCAGCGTGTCCGTGTAGTGTTCCGTAAAGGTCCGCTCCGGCACCGCCGACACAACGAAATAAACGACGTAAGGGAACGCGGCGCCGGGAATCGCCCGGTCCAGGTACACCCGCCCGCCGACGGCAGTTGAGAGGGCCGACCCGGTGAGCTTCGTTTTTATGGCCGTGAGCAGGTTGTTCATGCCGTCGCTTCCTTTGCCGGGATGTCCAGCCACTTGCGCCGCTCAACTTCAATCGGGGGGCCGATGATCGCCATATACAGGCTGCCCTCCTTGATCCGCCATGAAGTCAGGATGCCTGCCCGATAGCGGATGCGGTAGTTATGGACCGCCTGCCCCGTCTCAGCCATTGCCTTTATCGCCTCGTCACTCCGGTGCGTCATCTTCTTCGCCCAGACCGTCGCCACGTCCACCCAGGTTTCCGTCCAGCCGCCCATCGCGTCGTCAACCCGCGTCGGCGCCTGGAACGTGATCCGTGTTTGCATATCGCCGATCTTAGTCAAACTCATCCCATAGCCTCATCGATGCCAGGAGCCGCTGTACGTTCGGGTTGTCCTGGAAGGTGTTGGTCACATTCGCCGCCACCTGCCCCTCCCGGTTGCTGTAGAGGTCCGCCACGGTCAGCAGGACCGCCGCCTTGATCGTGTAGGGGATGGCCGCCGCCTTGGTCCACCCGCTGACATAGCGGATGGTGATAGGGTTGCTCGGGTACAGGCTGCCACTTGGCCAGGATTCGCCGTAAGGAAGGACGATCCGCCCTATCCCCTCGCCGTTGGTTTCCACGAGGTAATCGGTCCCGGAGGTCAGGGTAGTTTCCGTCCCGGCGTCATCCTTCCACTTTACCGAGGTCACACTTTGCAGTTTCCCCCCGGGTAGTTTGATCGCCGTTCCGCAGGGCCAGCCGGGGAGGCAATAGTCGTGCGTCTGGGTGAGCAGGTGCCGCCGGGTGATGTTCTCGACATGCTCGTGGGCCGCCTGGATGATCGCCGTGAGCAAGGTATCCTCATCGGACCCGTCCACCCGCAGGTGCATCTTTGCTTCGGCCAGTGATACCGGCTCGATGATGGGGGCCACGACGAGGCCCGGCCCGGTCCCGGTGACGGCGGTCAAGGGAACATCGGCCACCAGCATCAACCCTTCATCCTCATAGACGGAGCCGTCCGAGGCCGTCGCCTTGCAGGTGATCTGGTAGTCAACGCCATCGGTCCCGGCCTTCACCCACACAAAACAGGATGTGCCGGAAACGGATTGACTTCCGACCGTGGTGATCGTGGCCGTCGCATCCACCCCGGTCGAGACGATCTTAGCCGAGACGACCGCCGAGGAGATGGTGGCTGTCCCGCACAGCTTCGAAAAATCGAACTCGATATAGTAGGCTTCGCCTGTCTGCTTCGTGCGGAATCTATCCATGATAAATCACCCTCGCCCCTTCACTCGCTTTTATGGTTGTCTCGCCTTCCGCTGCGGAAACCCGCCGGGCTCCAAGCGCCGCCCGGATCACGCTGACGGGATTGTCGGCAGTAATCAGGACGAAGGACGACACCCCGGCGAAGATGAAGCCGAAGGTCGAGAGGCCGCCCGCGTTCTGATTCGTGTATTCTCCCTGCCAGTTGATGATCATCCCTTACTCCGTCTTGATCGTGACATAGCGGGCATCGCAGGCCGCCTCGCTGAATTTGAACGTCACCACATCGCCGTTGAGGTCCGCAGCCGCCAGGGTGATCTTGTAGATCCCGCTGCCGACTTCCGCCGCCGCGTTGGCGCAGGGAGCGAAGGCCCCGCCGTCGATGGACCGCATGGCCGTGATCGTTTTCAAGGTCGCCGGGGTGATGTGATCGGTGGCCAGGACCATGAGGAATTCAAAGTTGGCCAGCTCCACGTTCTTCGTGATCCCGCTGGGGAGGCCGTCCGTTTTCGCTTTGATCCCATCAACCAGAAGATCCAGCCGCCCACCGTTGACCAGATCCGTTTGCAGCTCGTTCGTGTCGGCTACTATCAAGGCCGTCTCCGCCTTTACGGCTGCCACGTCCGTATGCAGATCAGGGAGATCGGTGTCGTGAATATTATCCACAACCACCTTGATCGCGTCGACGACCGTGTCCACGGTTCCGATGGGGGCGTTAATATTGTCCCCGATGATCTTCCCCGCCGTCCCTGCCCCGTAGGCGCCGGGGAGCGGAGTCGTCCACGGATCGCCCGCCGACCCCGCCGCGTTGAGGGCCGCGCCGGTCTTGCCCGCGCCGAGGTGATCCGCAATCAACTCATCCCACACCGCGTCGGCAATCGCTGCCGCCGTGGGAGCAGACCCGCCCGTGGGGGCCTGTTCGAGAGCGTTCGTCGTCAGCCGCCGCACCCCGCCGTCATCCTCAGTCATTTCCCAGAGGTGATCGAGCTTGGACCCGTCGGCTTCGAGGGCCGTCTTGATTTCCGCGGCGGTGGGGAGCGCGTCGAGCTGGGTGTCCAGGTTCGCGGCGGCCAGGCCGACAGCGGAGCGAATCCCGGCGGCATTGAGCAGGGAGGCCTCCTTGGCGACCGTCGCGTCTTTCGCCACGGTGCTGTTGAGAGCCATGTCCGCTGGGGCCGTGATCGTCTGCGCTGTGCCGGGCTTCGAAAGTCCTAACTGGATCGCCGTCACCGCCGTGGCGTTGGGGGCGTTGACGAGATCCATCTGACTGCCGACCGCCGCCGGGTTTGCCGGAAGGTTGTCCGTCTTGCCCTTGATCGCCGCTACTTCCGTGTCCACCGCCGCCAGGATCGCCGCGATCTCGGTGTCAAGGTATCCGATGATCGTATTGAGCTTAGTGACCGCCCCGTCGGTATCATCGTGGATATGTTCGAGCTGATCCAGATAGCCAGCGCGGGTCGCGGTAAGCCGGGTAAGCAGGGAGGCCGTTTCACCCTTGACCGCCGCCACATCAGCGCTCACACTTGCCCCTGCCGGTGCGCCGAGGCGGGCATAAGCGTCGCCCGTCTGCTTGGTGTTGCCGGTATAGGTATCAATCGTTCCCACAACCCAATCGGCCAGCTTCTTGCCGATGGACCCCGCCGCCGTCAGTGCGGAAGTCACCTGATCCCAGATGGCGAGGACGCCAGCGGCGGAAAGGGCGTACCCGGTCTTGCTCGCCGCAGCGACCACTACTCCATCGGTCCCGGTGTCGGCCAGGATCGCCGCAACGGACGCCCCTACCTCGTCCTGGGTATTTGCCGCCGGGTAAAGGGTGCAGGTAAAAGGGACGCAGCCAGGGGTATCATCCTTGATGAACACCCAGATACCGTCTCCATTCATCTCACTGGTAGACAAGACCACCGAGCACTGTCCATAGGTCGTATCCTCTTCGGTGATTGCCGCCGTGATGTCCGCAACCGCGCCGCCATCGATGCTCACCTTCTTGGTGATGGTCCCGGGGTTTGCGATCACGGTCCCATCATTCTTATAGAGGGTGAAATAGAGGGTGAACGCTGTATTCTTCTTCGGTGGCCATTGGCTTGCCATTAGTTTCTACCTCCCATAAAGTCGGGGATGAACCGATGCTTCATAAATTGTTGAAAGTAAGCGGACTGTCCTGCTGCGTCTTTCGCAACGAAAGAATAGGGCCGCCCAGATAATCCGTCTGGATGGAGGCGGGTGAAACTGCCAGCGCCCTTGCCAGCGGTATCAACACCGCAACGCACATCATGATGGGGACTGCCACTAGACCCAGTAGGAAGGCTGGATGGCATCCCTGCAGAATAGTCTGTCGTTACATTTTTCTCGTCTCCCCAAGTACCTCCATGATACCCGATCTGAAACCCATCACCCCCGGTGTTGGTCGCAAAAGCGAGAACATAGGAACTGCCCCCGGTAAGTTTCTTTACAGCAGTGGGCCATGAGAAATCCGCCGTCGCTGATCTCCATGCTAACGATGTTCCGCTAAATGTAATTGTAGGCGATTCACATATAAGGGTCCCACTAGAATATAGACCTAGCCTGACGTCACAATTACCTCCTAGAGTTTTCGCGTATACCGATAGCTCTTTAACGTCTTGATCACCAGAACCAGGACATGAAAACGCCGCCGCTCTCCAGGACATCTTCCCGGTGCAATATATGGGACTGGTATCTTCGACATTTTCTCCGAAATACGTCGGCATTAGATAACCTTTTCAGTGGACTGAGTTTCGGGGATTGCATACTCATCTTTTGTCAGATCGGCCCGTTTGGCTACCGCGGCAGCGGAAAGCTGGGCGACCTTGCCCTTGATCGCGTCGTACATCTTATCCCGCTCAATAACCGTGTCGAAAGTCGCTGTGAAGATGATCCGGTATTCTGTTTTCATTGCTTCCTCCTCCTACACAATTATAAAGGTATCGCCCGCCGTGGGCGCTTCCGTGACCGCCGTATAGGTCAGCATCTTGGTTGATCCGTCATAGTCCGTGATCGCCGTTGCTTGATTGATAAGGACGCCACTCGTCCAGATGATCATTCGTCCGTTGTAATGGTCGTTGGTGGCTTCCGTCAGGTTCGTGGTCATCTGCGTGGTCGAGAGCGTTCCTGCCGCTGCCGCACCCACTACGATCGTCAAGGCGCTGGCTTCGAGGTTGTCCGCGGCGGTTGCGCTGCCGGAGATCTGCGCCACATTGGCCGCCGTCACCGTTTCAACCACCTGGCAGGCGACCTCGATGTTATCCATCGTGGCGTGAGTGGCGCGGATGATAAGAGGGCCGAGGGTGTCAACGTCATCCGCTCCGAGGGCGAAGTAGTACCAGCCCGTTGACTCGATCTCCGTCATCACGGATGCGCCAGCAGCAGGGTTGGCAAAGTTCCCCCCGTTCTTGCTGATCGTGATGGCAGGATCAAGGCCTGTCGCGGTTGAGATATGATCGGACGAGAGATAACCCCGCCCCACCACCCTTGCTGCCGTCGATTTCAAGAAGATATTCATATTAGTGTCCTATCCTCGTTCTGGGCATGTTTACGCCGCCGCCGCCTATGTCTGCGCTCGTCCTGTTGGTGATCCCTGTGCAACGGGTCAAAGTGCCGCCGTACCAGTTGTCAATTGCATGGGCGCAGTTGACGTCGGTGAATATAGCTCCATTAACTAGGCAGTTGGCTTGTAGCCCGTTATAATGCAAAAATGTTTCGGACGAAGAAGTTGATGATTTTATGGTCGGGACATAAGTGGCCACTCTATTTATATACAACCCGGTATTTACAGTAAGAGTCTGCCCTGACACTAATGTCAGCGGCATGGAGTAGACAGTCCCAAAGTAGAAATAATCGCAAGTTATGTTAAACGCCCCCGCCACCGTAGTGCTGCCGTAATTAGCTGAGAAGTCTAAGGAAGAACATTGCAGATCAGAAGCCAATGTTATTGTGTGCGGACCTGCTGCATGGTAGACTGTATTGAAGGTCGTCCCGTTAATGTCTAGGGTCACATTGGCGGTTACTCTTAATAATCTTGGCGCTCCGGTGACGCCATTTCCCGTCAACGTAGCCCCAGAGCCATTCATATACAAATCGCCGCCTGAGTTGACTATACTAAACCCCGAAACAAAGGTTATATTGCCCGTTGTTGTTAGAGTTCCCACTGCACCAAATGTCAGGCTGCCAGTTGCCCCTGCTTGACAAGTCAAAATTGCACACGCTGCCGCAGCTGCGATGGTGATGCTTCCGGTAAACCCAGAGTCAAATATAGCCGTATCCCCAGCCACCGGAGGGCCAGCAGGGCCAGCCCCCCCGCTGCTCGCGGAGTCCCATGACGTATTTGCCGCCCAGTTTCCGGTCACATTTCTTGCGTAGTATGTAGCCATTTACTTTGCCCCTGCGGTTTGCGCTTTCCCCACATAAGCCGTATCAAGTTCCGCCTTGACTGCCGTTAGGATCGGTTCTGCGGTGTACTTTGTGACCTCGTTCCGCTCCCGCTGTTCGATGGCCGCTATGACTTCCTCTTTGCTCTTTGGGAACTTAACCGGGACATTGACGACCAGCTCCATCTTGTCGATCGTGAGCGTCACATTGGCGATAAGGATGTCACCGTCAATCGTTGTTGAGTTTATCGTGTACATGATGCCTCCTATTTCAGCCCATCGCTGTTGCGAATAGTCACCGTCGTCACCCGCGTCCCTCTCGGCGGATAGATCACCGTTTTCAGCAGGGCCGATACCTCATTGCTCTTGACGGATTCCAACCCGCTCGCCGTGTATGTCGTGGCGGCAAAGTACCAGGTGCCGTCCGCGAGTCCCGTGATCGTATGGGTGTACTTCATCCCCACCGCTGCGCTCCCGGTGTACTGCCCCGGTGCTGTTCCCCAGTACACTTTGTACCCGCCACCCTCGATCAGCATGGACTCGTCAATGGACGCATCCCAGGCCAGCGAAACGTCGGACGTTGCGGCGTAGGCGGGAAGCGAAAGAGCGAAAAGCAGGATGATGGCGATAATGAACCCGAATACCTTTTTCATTTTGTCCTCCTTGGGGTCGGCTTGTCTGCGATCCGGCAGAGCAGCCAGGTGATGATGACGATGGCGGTGATGGTGGCGAGGGCGAGGGTCATGGTTCAAGAACCCCCTCGAAGATGATGTCGAAGTGCTTCGAGATCCGCCACTCGTCCACGAGGTTGTCCGGGGTCACGCCCCAGAAGTTCTGTCCGCAGAGTGTGATTGCTCCCGCGTTGATCAGGAACTGCGCCGTCAGCTCGGAGCAGACGGGCGTTTTCAGGAAATGGACCCAGCGGCCGAGGCCGAGCAGATGGAACAGCAAACGGTGGTACGGATAATGTCTCCCGAGCAGGTGGCGGACGGAACCGAACCCTTTCGCGAAGGCTTCCGGGGTCATGCCATCCCAGCGGGCGATGAGCACATGATGCCCCTTGTAGGCGTCAAACAGATTCTGCTCGGCGATGTGCCAGACGGCCTCGAAGGTCTTTGCGGCCTGGTCCTGGATGATAAGGGAATGGCCGTATTTCGCCTCGCCGTCCTGAGACTTTGTCGTCTGGGCGATCAGGATCGCCTTGCCCAGCCCCTGGGGGTTTCTGGTTGCCGCAACGTCGCCCGGTCTGACTTCGATCATTTCTTCCCCCGCTTCTTTCTGCGCTGCCGCTTGTCCTTCTTCGCCTGGTCTTTGAGCTTCGCCCCGGTGGATTTCATCTGGGCCTCGCATTTTTCATGACCGTGAACCCGATCCTCTTGAGCAGATGCCACCACAGAGGGCGCTCGAAGATTATGTGCTTACCGTTGCTGATCCCGTGAATGAACGGCCATTTCTCGCCTGTTTCGGCTTCCAGCCTTTCAAGTTGATCGCGATAAAGACGAACGCCCATCATCCGACCCTCACCATGCCGATGATTTCGTCGGCCCGAGCGCCAACCTGTTCCCGCCAGCGCGAGAAGAACATCTCGTCCGCCGCCCGGTTCCAATCGCCATCGATGACGGCTTCCCGCATCTTCCGAAACTTCATGGCCCTGTACAGGCCGAGGTTGAACATGAAATCCGTGAGCGCGTCCCGCCGCGCCTCGCTGAAACCGTCGAAACCGTAATAGGCCCGCCGGCAGTCCTCAATCGCCGAGTCGATGTCCGCATCGATGAGCCTCTCCGCGTGCTCCGGGAGAATCAAACCATTGGCGAACAGAAATCCCTCGATGTCGGCCGGCAGCCCGTTGGCATCGATGTTATGGCCCCAGCCAATGGTCCGCCGCCCCGCTGGGCATTTGTAGGGCGTGCTGCTGTACCCTTCATGCTTCTTGATGAGATCGCGGGCGGTCATTATCTACCCATCCTGATATGTTCGCTCATTGCCTGCTTGATCTCCCGCGTGTCGCCTTTGATGTCCGAGAGCTTTTCACAGATGCCGAGATATTGCGTTTCCATCGTCGTGATCCGCCGGTCATGGTTCGCGTAAGCAACAAAGAACCAACCAAAAAGCACTCCAATGATGGTCACGACAGCCCAGAATTTGATTGTGATCGTTGTTTCTTCGTCGCTCATGACGTTTGGTCCTCCTTTTATATGATCCGGCCCTGGGCAAAGATGCAGATCGCTCCGGCCCCGGAGGCGTCAACGGTCAGCGACTTCGCCGCCGTCAGGATCATCCCGTAGGGGAACATGAACTGGAGGCTCGTGTTCGCCGCCATGGCGATGGGGCCGATAAGCGCCGTCTCAACCGCCCCGGCTGCCGCCCCTGATCCGATGGTGATGCTGATCGCATTCGCCCCGTTGTTGATGGTCAGGTGGTCGACCGCGATGGACGACCCGGCAGCGGGAGCCGCCTTCAATTCCTCGCACCCGGTCGCGTCGGCGCTTGTCGCGTTCAGAATGAATCCGAACTTTCCGGGCGTGGGCGTTGTGATTGCTATGGCCATTGTCAGATCCTCATGAGAGGCGGGCCGTCGTGGCGACCGGCTCCGCCTGTGAAGGGTTTATATTAGGGGGCCGTCGGGACCGTTAACGCTTCGAGGTAGGCCCCATCGCTCAAGGGAGCGTAACAGGCCACAACCTTCCCGGTGCCGCTTGCCGCGCCTGCGGTAGCGGTCAGCATTCCGATTACGCCGACAAAGCCTTCCCCGCCGAGAATGGCCGGGTTGGTGTTCACCACATCGGAGAAACCGCCAGTTGCCACCGTGATGACCGCTGCCGTCGCTACTGCGCCACCCACCCACACCACCCGCCCACCCCGCACGATGGAGGCAATGGATGCGGAAACTGCACACATCGGCTTGACCGTGATGGCCGGAGTCGAGAAGGTGTAGTTGAACTGCATGGTCGTCGCGCCGACACCGTTGTCGGTAATCGCTTCCCAGAACAACCTATTCAGAAGGACGCGGCCATAGACTTTGAAGAGGGACCACTGCCCTTGATTCAGGTACGTTGCATTGGCGAAGGTCGGAACCTCCACCCGGAGGCCGTTGATCAGATCGCCGACCACATCGATTGTCGAAGGGGAATAATTTCTGGACATTGCTTTCCTCCTTGAAGGTGGAGCGGGACCGGAGCCCCGCCCCATTTAAGGGTTAAACGTCAAGCGATCCGCCATCGACCGCATACCGCGCACCGGAAAGGATCGCCCAGGCGCACCCGATGGAGGCCGCGCCGGGGTCCGCGATGTTGAGGCGGAAACCGATGTGACCCGGGGTCAACATGGACGATTCTAGGGGGATCAGGTAGGTGACGCCGGTCGTGGCCGCCGCCGGGCCGACTGCGCCGGGGACGATCCCGGTCGTGGCGGTCAGGTCTGTCCGGGCCATCCAGATGTCATCCGAGGCCGCCCCGAATACCGCCGTACTGACATAGTAGGAGAACGCCAGCTCCGTGTGGACCGTCGGGGTCATGTCATCGCAGCTCTCCAGCGTGATAACGCCTGCCGCCCTCGTCGCCACGCCGATGAAAACGAAGATGTCCGCGTGGTCGTATTTCCCCATACGGATGACCGTTGAGGCGTGCGCCCCTCCGTTCTGGTCGTGGGGAATGATCAAAGGGCTGTAATGCCCATCTTCTGCCGTGTAAAATCCTCTTGCTCCCATGATGTACCCTCCTTAATAGTGGGGAGGGAACGGCCCTCCCCGGCTATGGGTTAATGGATTAGGCCCGTTCCGCCAGCGCCACGAAATGGGACTGCGTGGCCGTTGCGCCGCCCTTGTAGGGGGTAAGCGCGGAGGCACGCACCGGCTGCCCGTCGATCCGCATGATGAAGCGGAACACTTGCTGATCGCTGACGAACTCCACATGAATGGAGACGTCAGCCTGGACCCCGCCCTTCTGCGCCAGGATGTAGCCGTTCATGTCGGCGAGGATGATGTCGCCCACATCGCCGAGGGCCGAAGCCTGCTCGATGGGAATGACGGGGCGGCCCAGGAGCGAGCCGTAAGGAGCGCTGTTGAGGCCTCCGGGCGGAACGAATACCAGCTGGCCGCCGGTCCCTACCGCGATGCTCATCGTGTAGAGCTGCGGGAGGCACATTTGATTGACGTACCAGGAGGCGTTCATGAAGCTGGAAGCGAAGATCCGGGAACTCATCTTGATGACGTTCTCGGCGACGATGGTGTCGGCCTTCTGCCCGACTTCCTTGGCCTGCGAAACGAGGCACCCGGCGTTCAGGATGCCGAGGGGCTGGCCTGCGCCGGTCCCGCGGATGATCGCGTCATCGACCAGGAAGGCGAACTCGGAGGGGAAGGCGGCCCGGATGAATCCCTCAAGGGCCGAGGCGTCCGCGAGCAGTTCGTCGGTCGCGTAGCAGAGACCCATGAGCTTGTGCAGGTTCAGCTCGATGGAGCGGAACTTCGGCTTGCTCTTGGTCGCGTCGGCGGCCTCGTCCTTCCAGTAACCCAAGATCCCGCCATACCGGCTGGAAGCGCGGCTCGTTTCGTCCACGCCGTTGATCTTGATGCTGTTGGATGCGCCGCTGATCGGCTGCTGGCGGCACCGGGGGGCCAGGACGCCGGTTGATAAGACGGCTTGCAGCAGGTCGTTCGTGAAGTCCTGCTGAATCAGAAACCCGCCCTCGCTGGGGACGGTGTAGTTGAGGCCGTCCGCCGCCACGTTGAAGAGGCGGGGGTCAACCGTTCCGCCGCGTCGGCTGGCGTTGACGACCGCCACCATCTGCTGGCCGAGGCTCCCGAACTTCTCTTTGTTCTCGATGGGCCGCGCTGCCGGGGTGGTCCTCTGGACCGTCACCGGTCCGGGGGTGCCGCTCAGAGAGGCGTTGATCCGGTCCTGCCGTTCCAGAGTGGAGACGGTCTTGTTCAGATCCTCCACGGTATCGAGGATCTCGTTTTTGAGGGAAAGTTCCGCCTCCGTGAGTTCGCGGCCCTCCGTCGTTGCCTGGGCGTCGATGTCGGCGCTCTTCTTCATGAGGTTTTTAACGTCCTCTTTGTACTGCCCTATTGTTTTCATTATCTTTTCCTCCTAGTGAGTGATTGATGGTGCTGCCATTTCCGCTCTTGTCAGCAAGTCGGCAATAGGATCTCTCTTCGCTGGAATGGGTGCGGCAACGTCACGTTGATCCACGACGGGGGCAACGTCGCGTTGATCCCCCTTGAACCCTTCCGCAAGGATAGACTTCGCCATTGCTTCGGAGCACCCGCCGTCCCGGAGGATGCGCTCCAAGTCCCTCGCTGAATGTTTTCCTTTCTTCGCTATATTCTCCGGGATGTGCTGAAATCCCGCCTTGGCCATGACCGGGATGAACTTCGCGCAGGCGGCCATATCGGCCTCTCCGCCGATCTCGTCGATGAACCCGGCCTCCATCGCCTCATCCGCCGTCATCCAGGTTTCGGCGTCCATCAAGTCGTTGATATCGTCCTCCGACTTCCCGGTCTTGGCGATGTAGGTGGTGGAAATGGAGCCGCGCACCTTGTCCAGCTTGTCGGCAAAGTCGCGCATCTCGTTGGCGTTCCCGGCCACCATGCCGAAGGGATTGTGGACCATGAACAGCGCGTTGGCGGCCATGATGACCTTGTCACCAGCAAGGGCGATCACCGAGGCGATAGAGGCGGCCAGGCCGTCGATGTAGGTCGTCACCGTCGCGGGATGCTGCTTGAGCAGGTTGTAAATGGTGATCCCGTCGAACACGAGGCCGCCGGGGGAATTGATGTGTAAATCAATCTGCCCCGCCTTGATCTCGGACAGTTCTTTCTGAAAGCCCTTGGCCGTGATCCCGCCGCCGGTCCAGAAGTCCTCGCCGATCTCTTCATAAATCCATATCTCGGCCTTGTCGGCCTTGCTTTCGATCTTCCACCACTTATTCATCATCGCCTCCTTCGCCCGGCTTCTTTGCGGGCGGGGGTAGTTCTTTGGGTGTTGGGGCCGGTTTTGGCTCCGGCTGCTTCCCCGCATTTTCCAGGGTCGTCATATTCATCGGGACCAAGTGAATATTTCCGCCCTTGATCGGGTCCATGTCCTCAAGATCCCGGACCTCGTTGATGGAGAAAACGCCACGGTCCAGCATTGCCTGATAGAACGCCGTCCTGGCCGCCGTATCTGCCCGGAGAAGGCCCTTGACGTTGTGCTTGCAGTAGAGGCGGCCACGCCCGGACCTGTTGCGCTCGCTGTCGGTAAGGAGCTGCATATCGTAGGACTGTTCAAGGTCCACGAGGTCGGGGAGGATGCGGTCACGGAGGAAAGAGGCGTCCTCGCTTTCGATGTTGTTGAAGCTGGACCGGGTGAGGTCTTTTAGCTTGTGAGGCGGTACGTTAAACCACCGGGCGACTTCCTGAATCTGGAACTGGCGGCTTTCGAGAAACTGCGAATCCTCCGGGGGGATGCCGATCTTTTCAATCTTCATCCCGTCTTCCAGAACCATGAGCTGATGTGATTTCCCGAGGCCCGCGTAAACTTCGCTCACGGCCTCCCGGAACTTCTTGGGGTCTTTGAGTTGTTCTGGGTGAGTGATGACGGCGCTGGGGTGGGTTCCCTTCCCGAAGTAGAGGGAGCCAAAAGTCTCCATCGCCATTCCGAGGCCGTGGGACTTGCGCCCAATCGCTATTCTCGAATAGCCCATGATCCCGTCATACGAGGGGCCGATGATATGCAGGACGCGCTCACGAGGAAGGGTGATGCTCGCCTGCCCCGTCATTTTTATTTCATAGACAAGTTCCCCGGCTTCCATCTTCGGGAGTACGCGATCAGGGGCGATGGGCCAGAGCTGAATCACTTCCCCATACCCGTTCCGCACCACTTCGGCGTAACCGTTCCCCCATGTCAGGACGTGCGCGATCTGCGTTTCCCGGCCCCGCTTGGCCGTCATGTAGGGATTCCATTGCCTATGCAGGACTTCGTGGAGGCGGTAATCGTCGGCGATCCGGTCCATCTTCCCCTGGCCCTGCATGAGGTTTAGGGGAAGGGCGGCGATGGTGGATGAGATGAGTTCAACAGCATTCCAGACGGCGGCGTAAGTGAGCGCGGATGTTTCGGTGACGTTTTCCCCTGATAGTGATTGAGAGCCTGCCAGATTCCAGAGCGACGAATCCCACGCCTTTGGGTCACTGACCGAAAGGTTTTTGAAGAACCGGGCGGAATGAAGAAAACGCTGATAGATGTTCACATATAAACCGCAATCCGTCGTTAAGGTGAATGATGCTTCCCTTGACTATGCGGCTATATGGTGACAGGTTTAGAACGGAAGTTCTACTGACGGAATTACACGGATTTCGTTAAATTTCCAACTTTTTAAGACTCCCTTCCGCGAAGGCGGAAACTTTGGATTGATTTACGGGAAATGAACACGGTCCCGGCGGGCTTCTCCGCTTCCAGCTTTCCGTGTTCAATCCAGAGGCGGATCGTTCTTTCGTGAACACCGAAGTATTGGGCGGCCTCGGATACGCGCAGGAGCTTCTTGTCGGGGAGGTCGGATAGTATTTCATTCATGCCATCACCTTCCTGCACCCCATGCACACCAGCACCGGCTGCTGCGCCGTCAACTCCTGCCCGGTTGGGGAGACGAGCGCCGAGACGGTGAAGCACTTCACCGCCGGGGTGAATAGCTCGCTGCCGCACTCGCAGACCTTCGGGACCGCGTTCTTGAGGTCGATCTGGATCTGTTCACCGGGCCGCATCTGCTTCATGGGAAACTGCTTCACGTTGTCCATAACTCTCCTTTCACATCGCAAGTCGTTGTTTGATTTCATCAACCGTCGCGCAGGAGTCGTAGGCGGAGCCTCGGTATTTCGCCTCCGGGTTCATGGCCATCAGCGCCACGGCATTCAGCGAGGCCATCAGTGGGTCAATCTTCCCCGTCCCGCTGGCCTGCTTCGTGATGCTGATAGCGTTCCCCCGTGGCTCAACCCTGGCGTTTCCGACACACCACTGCATCAGCCGCGATCCGCCGTGGATGATCGTTTTCCCGGCCACCTTGACTTCCATCGTCTTGATTGCCCCGTTCATCCGCCATCCCTGGGGGATGCCCACAATGCGGTCATGCTCAACCTTCCCCTCGCCGTTCTCGTCGCCGTTCTCTATCTCGTCCGCGATAAGGCCAAGGCCCGCCGGGTCAACCCCGATCCGGTCCAGCAGCCCGGAGGCGTCCACCTTCCGTACCAAGTCGCCCACCTCCCGCACTCCCGCGTCAACCTCCGCGATGATGGACAGGTCGCCGTCCTTCTCGAAGTCCCGATACTTGGGAGCTTCGGACTTGCGCCGGTCAAGGGCGATCTCGTGAGCCCAGGCGTGGGTCCAGAGGAGCCATATCCCTGTTTCAGTTTCCCGGCCCAGGACCGACAGGCCAAGAAGGTCGTCCAGACCGCCGCCGTCGATCCCCATCACCACCACCTCGCAGCGTTCAAGGATCTGATCGAGCGTCACATCCCCTGCCGCCGCGTCCCAGAAGTCTGCCCCGGCCCATCGCTGGGTCTTAAGGTTCATCCCCATCTCGACGTTCAGATGCTTCGCCAGGAAGCCGCACATGGATTCATTCCCGGCCTCTTCCGCCTTCTTAAACTCGCGGTTTATAAACTCCTCATCGACGGAGGCCCCGAGGTTCGGGTTCGTGACAAAGAAGTATTTCGGGTTGAGATGCTTTTTCGCGTCAAGGATCTTCTGGGGGAACTCATAGATTACCGGCAGGAAGTGGTTGTCGTCGATCCGCCCATCCCGCACCCCTCGCGCATAGTCCAGCTTCTGCTTGAACACGCCCGCCGGGGCCTCGTCGCTCTGCGTGGAGAGGTAGATCACAAACCCCTCAGGACGAGAGGCCAGACCGCCGCACGCCTCTCGGAGCATGTTTTCGGCGTTGGGGCGCTTGCCGAATAACCATGCCTCGTCGATCAAGATCCCGGTTGCCTTCTTCCCGCCTACCGTTTCGCTGTCGGCGGCCAAGACCTTGAGTGTCGCCCCGGTTCCCCGGTGGGTGATCTGCCGATAGTGCTCCTGGACGTGCATCAGGTCGCTAAGATCCGGGTCGGCCTTCACCATGTCGCGGGCGGGATAGAATGAGTTGTTGGCGATCTCCACGGTAGGGGCAAGGATGGTGAACTCTGCCGACTCGCGCCAGTTTCGGATGAGGGCGGTCATCATGATCCCCGCCGCACCGGTTGACTTGCTGTTCTTCTTAGAAATCAGGAGGAAATATTCGTTTATCAGTCGGCGGCCAGCGGCGGCATCGTATGAGCCGAAGATGGAGCCCACGAAGTCGAACAGCCAGGGGCGACCAGCCTCGCCCAGCGTCGGGCGATTCAAGACATCCATGAGCCGCAAGTCCTTGAACACGGACAAGGCGCTGTCGGCCTCTTGAGGGAACAGCGGCGGGGAAGGAATAAGTGACTTCCCGGCCATGATGCGTTTCTCCCAGTCTTTACAGGCTGTGGTCCAGTTCATTTATTCCCCACCAAAAAACCACCTCTTGACTATCTCCCGAACATCATCGCCAATCGGCTCAATCACAATTTCACCGTCCAAAACTTTTACTTTTACCCGCGCTTCAATTTTCTCCCCTTTTGGGTCATGAATGGTTGCTTTTTTTTCATCCCAAGACTTTTCTATTTCGGATATGATCTTATCGAAAGAATCGACCGAGGGGCCGTAAACTGCCGTGAACGATAGATTCTGACCTTTGTTTTTTTTCATTTCCCCACCACCTTCAACTGTGGGGGAGCGCCCGGAGCAAACTTCCCCGCCCCTGCCTTCCCCGCCCGATCCGCCCTCGCGTCCTTCTTCCCCATCCCCTCCCCTGCCTTCGCGTGGATGAAGGGTGCCGCCGTCGCCGCCGCCCGGAAACGGAGATCCGGGTCGGCTTCCTCGTCGTTCATGATGTCCAGCATGTAGGTTAGGGGATCGCGCCGCTCCCTGGAAGGTTGCGGCTTTTTCCCGGCCTTCCCCTCCCCGGACAGCTCGGCCCCCAGCTTGATCATCACCTTTTTCTCGTCCAGCGTCAGTTTCTTCCCCTGGCTGATCTTGACGAGGAAGTCCTGATACATGGCCGTCTTTGCCTTGAGGTCAAAGGAGAGCATCTTACTGATGCGTTCCTTTTCCTCGCCCGTCGCCTTCGCCGGGGCGGCCTTCCGGGGGGATCTCCGGGGCTGCTTATCTTTTGCGCCTGTTTTACGCCCTGCGCCGGGGCGGTAGCCTCCAGATGGCATGGTTAAATCCTCTTTATCTCGATGCCGGGAAACGCATCAGACATGCGCTGCAGGATCACGGCGCAGTATGGTGGAGTCAACTCCACCATCCGACATTTGCGCCCGGTGTTCTCTGCGGCGACCATAGATGAGCCGCTGCCCCCGAATATATCAACAACCACATCACCGGGGTCGGTATGGTTCAGAAAAGCGCATGTTGGTAGTTCAATCGGCTTCATGGTTGGATGCTCTTTGTTTGCTCGGGGTTTATCGACGGACCAGAGTGAGGTCTGAAATTCGCCCTTCTTGTTTCGTTTGTGGGTTTTTGTCCAGGTGAACAGGATCGGCTCATGAGCGTAGTCATAGTCGAGACGGCCCATGCTAAAAGTTGGTGAATTTTTTATCCAATTCAAGATATGGCGGACCTCTAGGCCCGCCTCTTGCATCATCA